ATGGCCACATTGGCAGAACTTAAAACCCGCCGCGAGGCGCTGGCGGCCTCACGCGCCAGTGGCGTGGCCCGGGTCAGCTATGACGGCAAGACGGTGGAATACCGCAGCCTTGCGGAAATCGACCGCGCCATCGATGTGCTCGACCGGGAAATTGCCACGCTCGAAGGTCGCAGGGTGATCCGACAGGTGCGCGTGACCACAAGCAAGGGATTGTAATGGGCCTGTTTGATGCTTTTCGTCGCCGGGAAACCGGCGAGCCAAGCGGTGTGCGTGCCCGCCTCGAAGGGGCAATGTCGCGGCGTCGCCTGCGCGGCTGGCAGCCGCCTTTGGAAAACATCAACTCGCTGGTGGCTTCGGGTGGGCCGCGTCTGCTGGCGCGCTCGCGCGAACTGGTGGTGACCAATGGTTACGCCGCCAATGCCTGTGAAGCCTATGCGGCCAATCTGGTCGGGGACGGGATTAAACCCTCGTCGCTGATCGAGGACGGGGAGTTGCGCGACCGTATCCAGCGTCTGTGGCTGGCCTGGACCGATCAGGCGGATGCCGACGGGCTGACGGATTTCTACGGGTTGCAGGCGATGATTGCCCGCGAGATGTTCGTGGCGGGCGAATGCTTCGTGCGCATCCGGCCGAGACGTGCCGAGGACGGCTTGCTGGTGCCGATGCAATTGCAGCTTTTGCAGTCGGAAATGCTCCCCTTCGAGAAAACCGAAACCGCCGCCAATGGTAATGCCATCCGCTGTGGTATCGAGTTCGATCTGATTGGCCGCCGCGTCGCCTATCATTTTCGCCGCCGCCATCCCGGCGACAGCACGGACCGGCGGGATGCCATTCCGGACACCACAAGGGTGCCCGCCGAGGACGTCCTGCACATCTATCGCCCCATCGATGCGGGGCAAATCAGGGGTCTGCCGCATGTCGCGCCAGCGATGGTGCGGCTGTTTTTGCTCGATCAATACGATGACGCCGAGCTCGACCGCAAGAAAACCGCCGCCATGTTTGCAGGCTTCATCACCAAGAATGCGCCGGAAGAGGCGCTGATGGGGGAAGTGGAAGATACCGGCGAAGGTATCGGCATCGCTAGCCTCGAGCCCGGCACCCTGCAGGTTCTGCTGCCTGGCGAGGACATCAAGTTCTCGAGCCCCGCCGATGTGGGCGGCGGCTATGAGGCGTTTCAATATCGCACCCTGCTGGCGATCTCGGCCTCGCTCGGTCTGCCCTATCACCTGGTCACCGGCGACGTGCGCCAGGCCAACTATTCCAGCCTGCGGGCCGAACTGGTCGAGTTCCGCCGCCGCATCGGCCAGTTGCAGCATGGGGTGATGGCGCACCAGTTCTGCCGCCCGGTCTGGACGCGCTGGCTGGAAGCGGCGGCATTGTCGGGTGCGCTCGATCTGCCGGACATGGCCAAGGCCAAACCGGCGCACTGGATTCCACCGCGCTGGGATTGGGTCGATCCGCTGAAGGACATTCAGGCGCAATTGCTGGGGATCGAAGCTGGGCTGATGTCACGCAGGAAGGCGGTCGAGGCTACCGGTTACGACATCGAAGAAATCGACCGCGAGAATGCGGCGGATGCCGAGCGCGCCGCGGCGCTTGGTTTGAACTACAGCACCAGCCCCGGCGAGACGCAGGGGGCGCGGGCCACCCCGCAAAAGCAGGCTGATCCGAAGCAAACGCCCGAACAATCAAACCAATAAGGATTCAAAGCATGAAAAACTGGTATTCGATCTGCGCCCTCAATGAGGGCGCGGAAATCTCGATCTATGACGAAATCGGCGCGTATGGCGTCTCGGCCAAGGCGTTTCTGGCCGATCTCGGCAAGCTGCCGGACAAGGCCCCGCTGACGCTCAGGCTCAACAGCCCGGGCGGGTCGGTGTTCGATGCGGTGGCGATCTATAACGCCCTGCAACGCCACACGGGCAATGTCACCGTGAGCATCGACGGCATTGCGGCTTCGGCAGCCTCCTATATCGCCATGGCCGGGGATGAAATCATCATGCCGGAAAACGCTTTCCTGATGATCCATGACCCCTCGGGCATGGTTATGGGCACATCCGCCGACATGCGGTCCATGGCCGAGGCGCTGGACAAGATCGGTGCCAGCCTGCTGCGCGGCTATGCGGCGAAATCCGGCAAGGCGGAAAAGGACATCGCGAAGCTGATGGCGAAGGAAACCTGGCTGGATGCCGCCGAGGCACTGGAGATGGGTTTTGCTGACACCATGGCCGAGCCGGTCAAGATGGCTGCCAGTTTTGATGTGAGCCGGTTCCAGAACACACCGCCGGAAATCGTCGAGGCAGTGAAGGCAAAGGATGAACCCGTTGCGGTGAAACCGGGGCCCGAACCGAACTCTGCCCCCGAGGCCAAGGTAGACCCCGAGCCTGACCCTGTGGCCATCCGCAAGGAGGCCATGACCTACGCCAAAACCGTCGTCGATCTTTGCCGCCTCGCGGGTCAACCGCAAATGGCGGCGGGCTTCCTCAACTCCGAGGCCAACCTCGAGGATATCCGCAAGGCCCTGATCGACGCCAAGGCCGCCGATGACCCCGACATCTCCTCCACCCACCCGCAACCGGGGCCCGCGCCTCAGGCAAAACCCTGGGGCGACGTGATCGCCCGCACCTTCAAACGCAAAGGATAACACACCATGACCACTTTGACCGAAACCCGCCACGCAGGCGGTTTTTTAGTTTGGGAGGCTTTTCGCGAATATTGCCGCGAGGTCGTCACCATCGCCACCGGCGGGGCGAACCCCGTTCTGGAGCCCGGCACCGTGCTGGGCAAAATCACCGCTTCGGGCAAATACGCCGCCCATGATCCGGCCGCCCTCGATGGCACCGAAACCGCCGTCGCCGTGCTCTGGGGTAAAGCAGATGCCACCGCTACCGACGTGGATGCCGTGGTGCTGCTGCGCGGCCCCGCCATCGTCAACGCCAATGATCTGGTATTCATTGGCACGCCCACAGCGCCGGAAATCACCGCCGCCCATACGGCCCTCGCCGCCGTCTGCATTCTCACCCGCTAATTCCAATACGAAAGGAGGCTGAAATGGCCACCATGGATATCTTCGAGACCGATGCCTTTTCGGTCATCGAACTCACCCGCGCGCTTGAAAACATCCCGTTCAAGCCCGCCACCCTCTCGGGCTCCGGCCTGTTTTCCGATCGCGGCGTGCGAAGCCGCACCGTCGTTATTGAGTCCCGCGACGGCACCCTGTCGCTGATCCCGTTTTCCGAACGTGGCTCGGCCTATGACCAGCAAGTGCCGGAGCGCCGTGACGTGCGGGCGTTCGTGTGCCGCCAGTTCAAGAAGCAGGACGTGCTCTGGGCCTCGGAAATTCAGGGCATTCGCGCATTCGGTACCGACAGTGAGACCCAGCAAATCCAGGCGGAGGTCGCCCGCCGTCTGCGCCGGTTGCGCAATGATGCCGAGGCCACGTTCGAGTATCACCTGCTGAACGGCATCCAAGGCAAGGTGCTCGACCCCAAGGATGGGGCCACCGTCATCGACTACTTCGCCGAGTTCGCCATCACGCCTGCGACCGAGGTCAACTTCGACCTCGCCGCCACCAATCCCGGCTCCGGCGTGCTGCGCAAACGCTGTCAGGCGCTGATCGAGAGTGTCGAGGATAGCCTCGGTGGCCTCTCTACCGGTGCCGTGCAACTGCGCGCCGAATGCGGCTCGGCCTTCTTCGCCGATCTGGTGGCCCACAAGGAGGTGCGGGAAACCTATCTCAACACGGCCGCGGCGGCCGATTTGCGTTCACGCGTCTCCGACGAGGTCAGCTTTGGCGGCATCAACTTCCGCCGGTATCGGGGCAACGCGGCGTTTGGGGTGCCGGTCGACAAGGCGTTCTTCTATCCCGAAGGCGTCGAGGGCCTGTTCGAGATTTACTACGCCCCGGCGGACACCTTCGAGACGGTCAACACGCTGGGCCTGCCGCTCTACGCCCGCTCCATCCCGGACCGGGATCGCGATGAATGGGTGCGTCTCGAGATCGAAAGCAATCCGCTGCCCATCTGCACCCGCCCGCAGGTTCTGCGGTCTGCACGGCGGACCTGATGAACGCCTTTACCATTGGCATGGACGCGCTGTTCGCGGACGACAATATCGCCATGGACGCCATCTACACGGCCGGGGGCGGCACACCCGTTCTCGTCCGTGTGGTGGCGCGCCGTGCCGACAGTATCACCGGCTTTGGCGAGGCAAAACTCTGGTCTGAAACCCAGCGGTTCGATCTGCGGGTCAGCGAGGTCGCCACACCACGCCCCGGCGACCGTTTGGAAATCGGCGGTGAGGCGTTCCTCATTCAAGGCGAGCCGGTGCGCGATGCGGAACGGCTGATCTGGACGATAGATGTGCATCCGGCATGAAGCTGAAACTCGACATCGATCCGGATCTCGCCGAGATGATGCAGGCGGAGTTTCTGGCGGGAGAACGCGCTGTCACCGCCGCCATGCGTCAGGCGGGCAGTGATCTCAAGGCCGACTGGCGCGGGCAGATCACCGGCGCTGGCCTCGGGCAACGGCTGGCCCGCAGCATCCGCAACAAGACCTATCCGGAAAGGGGCGAAAGCCTTGATGCCGCCGCCTTCGTCTGGTCCAAGGCCCCGAAGATCATCCGCGCCCATGACAGGGGCATGCTGATCCGCTCGAAACGCGGCTTCTATCTGGCCATCCCGACCGAAGCCGCCGGCAAGGGCCGTGGTGGCGCGCGGCTCACCCCCGGAGAATGGGAACGCCGCCGCGGCATGCGGTTGAGGTTCATCTACCGCCGCAACGGGCCGAGCCTTCTGGTGGCCGAAAAGGCGCGGATCAACACGCGCGGCACGGCGGTGGCGTCGCGCTCTAAAACTGGACGCGGGCAGGTTTCTGCGCCGATCTTTATTCTGGTGCCGCAGGTCAAACTGCGAAAACGGCTCGATCTGGCGCGGGATGCGGACAAGGTGGCGAGGTCGGTGCCGCGCTTGATTGTGGAAAAATGGGTGGAGGGGTAAGTGAAAAAATCGTGTTTGGCGAAAAACCTTTACATTGCCCTGATTATTGTTAAATTCCGCATACCTATCCATGTGCGGCTAGGGTTCCGCTGAGCAATCAGGTTTGGACCGAGCGCCGATATGAGCCGTGTACGGCAGACACCCAAGGACGAAAAGATCAGGGGGGATGGACGGGTGTGCTTACGCATGCCTGTAACCCTGAAGTCCTTGAGGTTCATATGTCTTTCCTTGGTTTCGCGCTCGTTCTAACCGCTGCATTCTGTCATGCAACATGGAACTATTTTGTAAAACGTATCAATGCCGGACCCGAACTCGTCTGGCTTTTCTCTACCCTTTCAATTCTGATTTATCTACCATTTGCGATTTATTTTGGTTCGACAGTTGCCATCTTTGATTTAAATCAAGTGGCTTTCATTGTCGGGAGCACAGCCCTTCACTTAGGGTATTTCCTGCTTTTGCAGATCGGATATAGAAAGGGAGATTTGTCAGTCGTGTACCCGACGGCACGCGCAACGGGGCCTATTTTATCGACCAGTTTTGCGGTCATTTTTCTTGAGGAAATACTGTCACCTCCAATGGCCGTGGGTGGGGCCGTCATAATAATTGGCGTTATGATGCTGACCGGTGGCACCAGGAAAACTTCTGGGAGTGCGATTACATCACTGGGATTTGGGGTGAGTGCGGGTTTTTTGATTGGCAGCTACACTACATGGGATGCTTACGCCGTGTCGTCATTGTTGATACCGCCGCTATTGCTTGACTATGCATCAAGTGTCGGGCGTGCCGTGTTCCTTGCCCCCATAGCATTCAAGAGGCGCGAATTACTTTGTGAAATATGGACCACGCATCGTTTCGGTGTCCTGATCATTGCAGTATTTAACCCTCTTGCCTATATTTTGGTTCTCGTTGCCCTGACTTTTACACCAGTGGTATATGTCGCGCCTGTTCGTGAGCTCAGTGTTCTGCTGACTGTCTTGATGGGAAGCGTATTGCTGGGTGAGGGCTATCTGAAGCATCGCTTGTTTTGGGCGGTCGTTATTTTGATGGGTGTGATGGTTCTTGCGACATCATAGCGATCGTTGCTTGGTTAAATTGACCATTTGGTGAAATTGACCAAACATATCGCTTTACCAATCATGACGTTAAAGCGCGAAACAGGATATTTTTTACTCCCACCTTCTAACCAGCTTTAAGCAAAACCATGCCCACACCCCGAGAAACCATCCTGCAAGTCCTGCTTGCGGCACTGCAAACCGTGCCCGGTGCCACCGTGCTGCGGGGCGCAATCCTGCCCGAGCGCATACCCGCTGGCGGCCTGCTAATTCTGCGCGACGGTGATCCCGGAACGCCGGAGGTGACGCTGTCGCCGTTGCAGTACCATTATGAACACCGCGCCGAGATCGAGGTGATTGTGCAGGGTAAAACACCGACCGCTCGCGATGCTGCTTTTGATACGCTGCTGGCCGAACTGGCCAGCGCAATCTCAGCCGATCGCACTCTCGGCGGTCTGTGCGACTGGACCGAGGCCGAAGCCCCGCAGCCGGTCGACCTGCCGGTTGAAGGGGCCGAGGCGCTAAAAGCGGCCATCGTCCCTATCATTTTAACCTACACCACCGCTGATCCATTGGGCTGACCCTCGTGGAATGAACACCATCGGCTGATTTTTCTCCCCGAAAACTAAAGGAAACACAATATGGCACGCGCACAAGGGGCGCGGTCGCTGATGGCGGCTGCGTTCGAGACAAGTTATGGCACCCCGCCGCTGAGCGGATACATGCAGATGCCGTTCGCCAGCACCTCGGTCGGGGCCGAGCAACCACTGCTGGGTTCGGAATTGCTGGGCTATGGCCGCGATCCGCTGGCCCCGATCAAGGACGCGGTGACGGCAGACGGTGATGTGGTGGCGCCGATCGACGCGGAAGCTTTCGGGTTCTGGCTGAAGGCGGCGTTCGGTGACCCGGTTACCACCGGCACGGGCCCCTATACCCATGTGTTTACGTCGGGCAGCTGGACCCTGCCGAGCATCTCGATCGAAACAGCCATGCCCGAAGTGCCGCGCTTCGCGATGTATTCCGGCTGCGTGCTCGACCAGCTTTCCTGGCAGATGCAGCGCTCGGGGTTATTGACCGCCACCGCCAAACTGATCGCGCAGGGCGAGGCGATTGCCACATCCTCGGCCGCCGGAACGCCGACGGGCTGGAACCTGCAGAGGTTCGGCCATTTCAACGGCTCGATCAAACGCAATGGCACGGCGCTCGGCAACATCGTCTCGGCCGACATCCAATACGTCAATAATCTCGACCGCATCGAAACCATCCGTTCGGACGGGCGCATCGACGGGGCCGACCCATCGATTGCCGCCCTGACCGGCAAGATGGATGTGCGTTTCGCCGATCAGGTGCTTATGACACAGGCCATGAACGGCACACCGGCGGAACTGGAGTTCGCCTACAACCTTGGCAGCGGCGAAAGCCTCACCTTTACCGCCCACGCCGTTTATCTGCCGCGCCCGCGCATCGAAATTCAGGGCCCCCAGGGCGTGCAGGCCAGCTTTGACTGGCAGGCAGCTTATGACGCCACCGCCGGGCAGATGTGCACCGTCACCCTTGTCAACGACATCGCAACCTACTGAGGACGAATATGATCCGTCTTGATCTGAATAACGAACCCGCCTGGCTGGACCTCGGCCACGGGGTCCGCCTGCATCTGCAACCCCTGACCACCGCCATGATGGTGGCTTCGCGCAATGATCCGGCTGTGGCTGCATTGAACGAAGATGCAACCGACGAGGCCAGCGCACTGGTTTTCGCCAAGGCGCTAGCCCGCAATGCGGTGCTGGATTGGGAGGGTGTCGGGGACGACGATGGCAACACCATTTCCGTCAGCCCCGAAGGGATCGACGCCTTGCTGGATGTCTGGCCCCTGTTCGAGGCATTCCAGACCAAATACGTCGCCAAGGGTCTGGTGCTGGACGCGGAAAAAAACGCCTCTGCGCCCTTGCCGACTGGGTCTTCGGCGGGGGCGACGGATATTGCCAAGCCTGTATCGACACCTGTGAAGACTGCCCGCAAACCCTGAACCAACCACAGACATTTGAAGGCTGGCAGGTCTGGGATCTGGTTGCCCGCCTTGGTGGCCAGCTGCGCGTTGCCCCGAGCGGTGGCATGATCGGCTGGGACATGGGCACGGCGTTGGCATTGGCCTCGGCGCTCGGTGTCTGTCGGGTCGCCACGGCTGAACTGCTCCCCGTCATCGAGGCGGTGATGGTGCGCAAACTCAACGAACAGATGGATCAAGGAAATGGCTGAGAAACGCGTCAGTGTGCGCCTTGCCGCCGTGGGTGGCAAGCAGGTCAAAGCCGAGTTCGAAGGCATCGGTGACGCTGGCAAAAAGGGTTTCGGCAAGGCCTCGCGCGAGATGGAAATCGCCAATGCGCGACTGGCGAGATTTGCACGGCGCGCCAAGATCGCTGCAGGTATCATGGCGGCAGCTGCGGTGGCGGCCGGTATCGCCATGGTGCGCTCCAGCCTGCAGACTATTGATGAGCAGGCAAAGCTGGCGGCGTCTTTGCGCACCACGACGGCGAGCATGCAGGTGCTGGCGCGCGCGGCCGATCTCGCCGGAGTTTCGCAGGGCGAGGTTGAACAGGCCACGATCATGATGACCAAGAGTCTGAGCCAGGCGGCGCAGGGGACCGGTCCGGCGGTGAAAGCATTGGATGCGTTGCACCTTTCCGCCGCCGATCTTGCCAAGCTGCCGATCGATGAAAAGATGGCGGCCATTCAGGATGCGATTGCAAAGTTCATCCCGACGGCCCAACAAGCGGCTGTGGCCTCACAGATATTTGGATCGCGCGCCGGTCTGATCTTTACCCGCATCGACAGCGCCACCTTACGACAAGCCACGCAGGACGTGGCAGATTTCGGTGTTGCGGTGTCGGAAACTGACGCCGCGCAAATCCAGCGCACCAATGACGCGCTGTCGCGCATGGGGCTGCTGTGGCGCGGGATTGCCAACCAACTGGCGGTGGCAGCGGCTCCAGCACTCGAGGCAATGGCCAATGCCATGGCGGTCATAGGGAAAACGACAGGCCCGCTCGGGCGCGCCATCAAGGGCCTGTTCAACCATATCGGCGAGATCGCCACCATTGCCGCTACCTTCGCCGCCGTGCTGGGCGGCAGGCTGGTGATTTCGCTGGCCAGTGCGGCATTGGGAATCAACGGCGTGTCGATTTCGCTGGTCGCCCTGCGCGGTGCCCTGATCCGCACCGGTATCGGCGCGCTGATCATCGGCGCGGGTGAACTCATCTACTGGTTCGGGCGTCTGGTCAAAGGGGCTGGCGGCTTTGGCGAGGCCATGCGGCTGCTGAAAGATGTGGCGATCGAGGTCTGGGAGCGCATCAAGCTCGGGGGCAAATCCCTCGGTGCGGCGCTCTCGTCGGTCTGGGCAAGGATCAAGTCCGGCTGGCTGACCATGCTGGCCAACATCCAAAAGACATGGACAGACTTTTTGCACGCGATGACGCGCGGGATCGCCAATATCCCGGGCATGGACAGCGCCATGCTGGCCATCGGCAATGCGGCGATCATGGCCGGATCGGCCTATTACGAGATGGCGGCCACGGCAGAAGATGCCCGAAACGCCGCCGACGGGCTGGTGACGTCCTCCCGCGAGATGGCCCAAGCAGCGACCGCGCCGCTCACCTCCATGCAGGCCCTGCGCGATGCCATGAAGTCGAGCGCCGAGGATGGTGAAAGCGGTCTTGCCGGAACCACCTCTGCCGCCGAGGTCCTGTCCCGAGCGGTCACCGGTGCCGGCGGCGCGGCCCGCACGGCGGCAGAGGTTGCCAAAACCGCATGGGAAATGGCAGCGGATTCCCTCAAAGATTACGCTGCCAAGGCCGCCGACGTGGGCAAAGGCATTGGCGATGCACTGGTTGGCGCGTTCACCAGCGCCGAAAACGCGATTGGCGAATTCGTCAAAACCGGCAAGCTGGATTTCCGGTCACTGGTGACCTCTTTGCTGGCTGATATGGCCAAGCTATCAGCCCGCAAATTCATTCTCGGGCCGCTGGCCAATGCTTTGTCGGGGGCGCTTGGCAATCTCGGTGGCATTTTTGCACCGGTGCTGCACGCGGGTGGCATGGTCGGTGGGGCCGCGCCACAGCGCATGGTGCCTGCCATGGCTTTTGCAAATGCGCCCCGCATGCATGGTGGTGGCTGGGCTGGTCTGCGTCCTGACGAAGTGCCCGCCATCCTACAAAAAGGTGAACGGGTGCTGAACCGGCGCGAGGCATCGCAGTATGGCACCTCCAACTCCCAAAACATCACCATCAACATCCAGACCCGCGACGCCGAGAGCTTCCGGCAATCGCGCACACAGGTCTCGGCCGACATTGCCCGTGCTGTCGCCATGGGCCGGAGGGGCATGTAAATGGCGTTTCACGAAATCCGCTTTCCCGACAACATCAGCCGGGGCGCGCGTGGTGGTCCCGAGCGGCGCACCCAGATTGTTGAACTGGCGTCCGGAGATGAAGAGCGCAATGCCAGCTGGGCCAACTCGCGCCGTCGTTACGATGCGGCTTATGGCGTCCGGCGGGCCGACGATCTGGCGGCCGTGGTGGCGTTCTTCGAGGCGCGCAACGGACGGCTTTACGGGTTTCGCTGGAAGGATTGGGGCGATTACAAATCCTGCCTGCCGTCGGGTGCGCCTGCCGCAACAGATCAGACGATCGGCACGGGAGACGGCACCACCACCATATTCCAACTGGTGAAAGTCTATTCATCCGGCGCGCAAACATGGACCAGCACGATCACAAAACCGGTGGCGGGAACCGTAACTGTGGCTCTGGATGGTGTTTCGCAGGCTGCAGGCTGGTCCGTGGACACGACCACCGGCCAGATTATCTTCTCCACCGCTCCGGCCAACGGCGTCATTGTCTCTGCGGGTTTCGAGTTCGATGTTCCGGTGCGTTTCGACACCGACCAGCTCGACGTCACCCACGACATTGAGCGCCTTGGTTCCATCACATCCATACCGCTAATCGAGGTCCACCGATGAAGCAATTCCCACAATCACTGCAAGCCCACTTTGAGTCCGGCACCACCACACTGGCCTGGTGCTGGCGGCTCACTCGCAATGACGGGACGGTGTTCGGCTTCACCGATCATGATCGTCCTCTGACGTTTGACGGCACGACATTCGAGCCCGAGTCCGGTTTCACCGCCTCGGAAATCCGCGCTGGCTCCGATCTGTCGGTCGATGCGCAGGAGGCCGAGGGCGTGCTGACCTCCTCCACCATCACCGAGACCGATATTCTCGATGGGCGCTGGGATAATGCCACGGTGGAAATCTGGCGGGTGAACTGGGCCGACACCGCCAGCCGCGCGCTGCTGCGCCGCGGGGCCATCGGTCAGGTCCGGCGCGGGCGGCTGCATTTCGTGGCGGAAATGCGCAGCCTCGCCCATGTGCTGGGGCAAACCCTCGGGCGGACGTTTCAGGTGAGTTGTGACGCGGCATTGGGGGATGTGCGCTGTGGTGTCGATTTGAACGCTCCGGCATTCAAGGCGACCGGTACCGTGGTTTCCCTGTCGGGCGATCGCGGCTTTGCGGTTTCCGGCCTTTCAGGCTTTGCCGAGGGCTGGTTTGCGCTCGGCACGTTGCAATGGCTGACCGGTGCCAACACGGGGCGCAAGTCCGAGGTGCTGAGCCATGCTGTTACGGGTGCGGACGTAATCATCACTTTGCTCGAGGTTCCCGTGCGTCCGATCGAAGTTGGGCACACCTTCAACATCTTTGCCGGATGCGACAAGCGGTTCGAGACCTGTCAGAACAAGTTCGCCAACGCGACCAATTTCCGTGGCTTTCCCCATATCCCCGGACAGGACACTATTATCCGCTACGCGGCCAAGGGCGATGCCAACTCGGGAACGGTGTTATGAGCCATAGCCAGACCACTCCGGCGCGCATCGTCAAGGCGACCCGCCGCTGGATTGGCACGCCCTATCACGATCAGGCCTCTGTGCGCGGTGTGGGTTGTGACTGCCTGGGCCTGCTGCGCGGCGTCTGGCGTGACGTGGTTGGGCCTGAACCAATGCCCGTGCCACCCTATTCCCGGGATTGGGGCGAGGTAGGTCCGGTCGAGGTATTGGCCGGGGCCGCACGGGCCGCGATGCAAGAACTGGATGTTGCGGAGGCCCGCGCCGGTGACGTCATCCTGTTTCGCATGCGGTCGGGCGCAATTGCCAAGCATGTCGGTATTCTGAGTAGTAAAACCACTTTCATCCACGCCTATGAGCGCACCGGAGTGATCGAGGAACATCTGACGCCCGCCTGGCAGCGCCGGATCGCCTTCGCCTTCCGTTTTCCCGTGAGGTAAATCATGGCTTCCATTCTTCTGGCCTCGGCTGGCGCGGCCATTGGCGGCAGTATCGGCGGGGCCATTCTCGGCGTGTCCGCTGCTACCATCGGCGGCGCGATCGGCTCGTTTGCGGGCTCGATGATCGACAGCTGGATTGTCTCTTCACTCGCCCCCGGGCAGCGGATCGAAGGCCAGCCGCTGGAAAACCTGACCCTGACCACTTCGACCGAGGGGGCGGTGATCCCGCGTATTTTCGGCCGGATGCGCATCGGCGGCAATATCATCTGGGCGACGGATTTCACCGAGACCGTCAATACGACTACGCAGGGTGGCGGCAAGGGCGGCGGGCCGAAGGTCACGACCACGGCCTATCTGTATTCCGCATCCTTCGCGGTTGCCCTGTGCGAGGGGCCGATTTCCGGCATCGGGCGCATCTGGGCTGACGGCAAACCGCTCGATCTCTCCGGCGTCACATGGCGGATTTACACCGGCGGCGAGGTCCAGCAGCCGGACCCGTTCATCGAGGCCAAAATGGGCACGGGCAACGCACCTGCTTATCGCGGCACAGCCTACGTGATGTTCGAGGAACTGCCGCTGGAGCAATTCGGCAATCGCATCCCGCAGCTGTCCTTCGAGGTGTTCCGCCCCGTCATCGAGCCCGATACCGCCGAAGGCATGATCCGCGCCGTCACCCTGATCCCCGGCACCGGCGAGTTCGTCTATGCCACCGAGGTCATTTCGCGTGGAAGCGGTGGCGATACGGCGTCCGAGAATGTGCACACCACCAACGCCATGCCCGACATCGTCGCGGCGCTGGACCAGTTGCAGGCCGCAGCACCGAACATCGAGAGCATCAGCCTTGTGGTCAGCTGGTTCGGCACCGATCTACGGGCCGGAAACTGCCTGCTTAAACCCGGGGTAGAAAACACCACCAAGGTGACCACGCCAAAAAGCTGGACGGTGAATGGCGTCAGCCGCGCCGGTGCCCATGTGATCAGCCTCGATACAACCGGTCGCACGGCCTATGGCGGCACACCTGCGGATTTTGCGGTGGTGCAGGCTATTCAGGAAATCAAGGCACGCGGTCTGCGGGTCACTTTCTATCCGTTTTTGCTGATGGATATTCCGACAGGCAATACGCTGCCCGATCCGTATTCCGACAATGCAGCCACATCTGGCCAACCCTCTTACCCGTGGCGCGGGAGGATCACTTGTTCTCCGGCGGCAGGCTATGTCGGAACCGTGGACAAGACCACTGCTGCCGCCACGCAGGTCTCGACCTTCTTCGGCAATGCGCAGGTATCCGACTTTGCAGTCAGCGGCGAGTCTGTCTCCTGGACCGGCAGCACCGACTGGGGCTACCGTCGCATGATCCTACATTACGCCTACCTCTGCGCGGCGGCTGGCGGGGTGGGCAGCTTCCTGATCGGTTCGGAATTACGCGGGCTGACCACGATCAGGGATGGAGCAACCACCTATCCGGTCGTATCCGCACTGAAGCAACTGGCCGGAGACGTCGCGGGAATACTCGGTGCCGGCACCACCATCAGTTACGCTGCCGACTGGTCGGAATATATCGGCCATCAGCCGCAAGATGGCTCCGGCGATCTCTTCTATCACCTCGATCCGCTATGGTCCGATTCGAACATAGATTTCATCGGCATCGATAATTACCTGCCGCTGTCCGACTGGCGCGACGGGGGCGATCATGCCGACGCGCAGGCTGGTTGGGCCTCGATCCGCGATCTGGATTATCTGCGCAGCAATATCGAGGGCGGCGAAGGGTTTGAGTGGTTCTATGCCTCGGACACCGATCGAACCGCCCAGATCCGCACCCCCATCACCGACGGGGCCTACAACAAGCCATGGGTATTTCGTCCCAAGGACATCCGGTCATGGTGGACGCAGCCCCATCACGACCGGCCAGGCGGCGTGCGGACCGGCTACTTTGCCAACGCCGCCAATGTTGCCAGCTATGCGCCAAACCCCGCCACGGTTTCGATCGCCACCACAACCGGCTCCTTCGGCCCGTTCAACACACCCGCGCGCATTGCCTCGGACGGGGCGACGTGGCACGGCGCAACGCCGGGCTATCACACGCTCGCGGCAGGAGACCGCGTGCAGTTCACGGCCTATGTTGCCGCCGGAACCTCCGGCGAATTTGCCATGTATCTGGCCCTGGGCAGCGGCAGTGATCACGCATCGTTCTTTGGGGCCATCGGTGGCTGGAACAGCACAGCGCCCGGGGCACACACGATCAATCAGGCGACGGCTACCGAAGTGTCGCCCGGCCAGTGGAAACTGACGATGGACGTGACAGTTGGCCTGTCGGGCTCGGTCGGGTTCCGGATCGGTCCGCGTTCGGCAACCGTGGGCCAGGACATCGTGGTGTTTGGTGTCGAGGTTCTGCCGGTTGGTCAGTCCACCACCGGCTGGGTTCCGCAATCAAAACCGGTCCGTTTTACCGAGCTTGGCTGTCCGGCTGTCGATCGCGGCACCAACCAGCCGAATGTGTTTTATGATCCGAAGTCGGCCGAGAGCGCCTTGCCGCACTTTTCGCGCGGGTGGCAGGACGAGGCGATCCAGCGGCGCTATATCGAGGCGATGCTGGGATATTGGGGTAATCCGGCCAATAACCCGACCAGCAGCGTCTACACCGCCCCGATGATCGACATGAATGAGGCCGCGGTCTGGACATGGGACGCACGGCCCTATCCGGGTTTTCCCGCCCGCGAGGATGTCTGGGCCGATGCGCCGAACTGGCGGCTCGGGCACTGGCTGAACGGGCGGCTCGGGGCGGTTGGCCTTGGGGCACTGGTGCGCGAACTTTGTCGCCGCGCCGGACTGGACGACAGCCTGATCGACGTGAGCGAAATTTCCGACACCGTGCCGGGCTTTGTGATTTCTGCTCTCGAAAGCCCGCGTGCCTCGATTTCAACGCTGGCGCGGCATTTCGGGTTCGATGCGGTGGAAAGCGGGGGCATCATCCGGTTTGTGACACGCGGTCAGCAGGCTGCGTCAGTTATCTCACCGGATGACATGGTGGCCAATTCCAGCGACGTCATGGAATTGACCCGCGGGCAGGAAACCGAACTGCCGCAAGCGCTCAAATGGCAATTGGTGCGCCCCGACGAAGAATATGACGCTGCCACCGTCGAGGCGCGCCGCGTCACGGTCGAGGCCGCCCGCGTGGCCTCGGAAAGTTTCCCGCTGGCCGTGCCGCTGGAAGAAGCCGATCGGCGCTGCCGCCGTGCCCTGATGGAAGCATGGGTCGGGCGGGAGACCCTGACGGCCAAATTGCCACCCTCGCGCCTATTGCTTGATCCCGGCGATGTGGTCAGCCTCGCTAACGACGGACTGCTGATCGACTATCGCATCACCCGCATTGGTGACGCCGGTGCACGCTCCATTGAGGCAATTCGGACGGATGCCGCCATTTACGATCTGCCACCGGGGCTATACCGACCGGCGAGCCTGCCAGGGGCCACCGTTTATGGCCCCGCGGAGGTCGCCCTGATGGACCTGCCGCAAATCACCGACACGGTTCCGGCGCACCGGCCCTATGCCGCCGTATTTGCCAAACCGTGGTACGGCACGGCCGCCGTCTGGCGCAGTGCAGATACCTCGGGTTTTGCCCTGATGGATACCATTGGTCAGGCCGCGCAGATTGGCACGCTGGTTGCAGATTTGCCCTCAGGTCCGGTCAACCGGTTCGACAATGGCAATGAACTGCTGGTGGATGTTTCCTCGGGCACGCTGACCAGCGTCACCGATACGGAACTGTTCGCCGGGGCCAATGCACTGGCAGTGGAAAGTGCGTCCGGCATCCGGGAAGTCATCCAGTTCGGCAATGCGGAACTGGTCGCCACGGGCCGTTACCGTCTGACGCACCTGCTGCGGGGTCAGCGGGGCACCTTTGATGCCATGGGCAGCCCCGCACCAACCGGAGCGCGGGTGGTGATACTTGGTTCCGGCATCCAACCGCTCTCCATTGCCGAGGTTGATCTCGGCCTGCCGTGGAACTGGCGCATCGGTCCGGCCAGTGCGGCACCGTCCGATGCGATCATGCAGGCCAAAACATTCACCCCGAACGGGCGCGGGCTCATGCCGTTCGCTCCGGTGCAATTGCGGATGCGGCGTGAGGTCAACGGTAATCTGTCCTTGCGCTGGCTGCGTTGCGACCGGTCGCTCTCGGCCGATAGCTGGGTGCTGACCGATGTGCCGATGTCGGAAGCCACCGAGGCCTATGATCTGGAATTTTTGGACGGCACAAGTGTCAAGCGATCCATGACCGTTGCCACCCCCGGCTTCACCTACACCTCCGTCATGCAGTCTGCCGATTTCGGCGGGCCGGTCAGCAGCCTGTCCGTCCGCATCACCCAGATTGGCGCACTCGGACGTGGTGCGCCGCATATTGAGACCATCACGATCAAGGAAAGCCTATGACCAACACCCCGAACCTTGCCCTGCCGTATCTGGCTGCCGCGCAGGCGCAAAAACACGTCACCGTCAACGAGGCGCTGAGCCTGATCGATGCGCTGGCCCAGATGGCAGTTGTTGCAGTTGGCGCAACAACTCCGCCCGGCACACCGGCCGAGGGGGAGCGCCATATCATCGGGACCGGTGCAACCGGTGCATGGAACGGCTGGGACAACAGCATCGCCCTGTTTTCCGGCGGCGCATGGCTGCGCCTGATCCCGCAGATTGGCTGGATGGCGTGGGAAGTGGCGGCGGGGGAATTGCTGGTCTGGAACGGCAGCGCGTGGAATTCCTTTGTGCCGAACCTGCAAAACCTCTCCGGTGTTGGCATTGGCACGTCTTCGGACGCCACCAACAGGCTGGCGGTTTCCGCCGCCGCAACCCTGCTCAATCACGCCGGCAACGGCCACCAGCTCAAGATCAACAAGGCCGCATCCGGTGACACCGCCAGCCTGCTGTTCCAGACCAACTGGTCGGGGCGTGCCGAATTGGGCACGGCGGGCAGTGATGATTTGGTTCTCAAGGTTAGTGCCGACGGCAGCACGTTTTTTGAGGCATTGCGGGCGGACGGCAATACCGGTGCGGCCAGATTTCCGAACGGCATGGATCCCGAGCGCCGCAACATCGGCGGTCTAACCAAGGGCGGTGGCTCGGATTGGTGGGGGCCGGTCGATCCGTTCACGTTGAGTTACAGCACCGGCTCGCAACAGGTCCTGTCGCAAAACCGGATGTATTTCATGGCGTTTTTCGTCGATCGTCCGATCCAGCTGCTCGGTGCGTTTGTGGCCCAGCATACCGCCTCGACCACCGCAGGGGCGCTGCTCCGCTGTGGCATCTACAGGCTCGGCGTGCCCAATGGCGACAACTGGGATATTGGCGCGCGGGTGGCGGATTTCGGGACATTGCCGGCGGACGTGGCGGGGCACAAGATCTTCGATCTGGCCACACCGCAGACCCTCACCAAAGGCTGGTATGTTACTACAATGGGGGTAAGCGGAGCCGGTGCCTACGCCCGCTATGGCCGCTGGATGACGCCCGGCCTGACGCGATACTACCCGCACAGCAGCGGCACCAGCGCCTATCCCCGTGTCGTCGCCCCGCAGGTTTATCTTTATGAAAACGGCAGCAACGCCGAGATCACCGGTGGCTTGCCTGCCAGCTGGACCGGCAACCCCGTCAGCACCATGACCTCGACCAACAACTGGGTCTACCAGATGGTTTTCCCGAAGTGGCGCGAAGTCTGATCCACCCCGAATAAACAGGAGAAAATATGACCCCGCCCAAAATTGAAGCGGGCTTTGTGCGCATGCCCGAGGATGAATTCGAAGCCATGTTGGCCCGCGCCGCCGAACAAGGCGCACGCCGTGCTCTGGCGGACGTTGGCCTCGACGGTCCTGAAGCCGCTATCGACATCCATGATCTGCGCACGTTGCTCGATAGCCTGCGTAAGGCGCGCCGCACCGCCTGGCAAACCATCGTGCGGCTGATCACCACTGGGCTGTTGCTCGCCCTGATCGCCGGCATTGCCGTGAAGCTGAAACTGTTCGGCTGACACCCGCCACCAACCACCCACATGCCCGCCAACCGGCGGGTTTTTTCATTTCTGGAGGAAATCATGACCAATCATTACTATGCCGACTGGCGCGATGTGCCGGAAAAACTCTGGCGCTGGCCTAACTTCAGCCCCGAGGAAATCGCCTGCCGGGGCGACGGCACGATCCGCATCAACGAACCAGCCCTCGACAAGCTGCAGGCCCTGCGCGACCACCTCGGCGTGCCGCTAATCGTGCATTCCGCCTATCGCAGCCCCGCCTATAACCGGCAGGTCGGCGGGGCCAGATATTCCATGCACCTGCAAGGCGCGGCCTTCGATATCGCCATGGCCAACCATGATCCGGAGAGTTTTGAAGCGGCGGCGCGTGAAACCGGCTTTACCGGTTTCGGCTTCTATCCGCGCCAGAACTTCATGCACATCGATATTGGCCGTGCCCGCCAATGGGGTGACCCGTTCCGGACGCGCGCCTCACGGTTCGCCCCCGAACCACCGCGCCTACGTGAAACCCTGACAGAAACCCGCACCATGAAAGGCGGCGGCGCAGCCGGTGTCGCCACCATCGGCGCGGCCGGTGTCGAGGTGGTGCAACAAGCCGTCACCGACACCCAATCCGCCCTCCAGCCGCTGATCCCCTATCTCGACACAATGCGCTGGCTATTCATCGCCGTGGCCCTGATCGGCATCGGAACCACCATCTACGCCCGTTGGGATGACTGGCGAAAGGGGCGGCGCTGATGGGCGCGCTGGTCACATGGTTCACTGGCAGCCGGCTCGCGCTGGCTGTCGGAAAATGGGCCGCCATCGCCCTCACAATAACCCTGTTCTTCTTGTCCCTGCGCCGCTCTGGCGAGCGTGCCGGACGGCTAGCGGAACGCATTGAAAATCAGGAGAAAGCCAATGAAATCCAGCGCCAAATGCTCGAAGCCGCGTCTCGCCGCCCTCGTAATCGTAACGAGCTTGCTGAGCGCCTGCGCGACGGTGAGTTCTGAGCGGGTGGTTGGTGTGTGCCCGCCGGTGGTGGAGTATGATGCCGAGTTCCAGACAAGGGCGGCCGAGGAAGTGCAGGCGCTTCCGGAAGGGTCGGCGATTGTGAAAATGTTGAGCGATTATGCCGTTATGCGGGAGCAGGCACAGGGGTGTAATTTTCCGTGATGCCAGTGTTATATCCGGCACAACCATCCACTTTCAGGATACGTCTGAAGCACTGCAGGAAAATCGAATCCGGCCGTTCCCTGCAATTTCTTTTTGCTGTCGTGGATGTTTTCTTGCACCATATCGAAGTATTGTGAGTTGTTAGCAGCCATCTAATTTTCTCCGGCCTAGCACTGCCACAACACCCTGTAGCTTGGATCGCAGTTCGTCAATTGTGAACGATGGAACTGACAGAATCCCTTCATCAAGGATAGGGCTCTCGGCGAAGACCGACGCTGTCGGCTGAATAGTTGCCCACCGCACAAATAGAGTGACCGTCGCAGTATCGCTGGCCTGAATCACGCGATGCAGGAGGTCTGGGCCCATCGTGTAAGTGCTGCCAGGCACCAGCGTTAACATCATATCCGATACCAGACTTGAGCGCCCGACGACTGTGAGGCCGTAAGTCTCCTTCGCGGCATCTCGCGGGCGATACTCGTGGTGGTACATCGGTTTGCCGCCGTTTCTTTGTGTAAACGTCTCGACGTGCACGCTGCCGCACAGCGTTGTCGAACGGAAGCACCACCGATGATTATGGATAAATTCGCCGCTCTTGTCGTAGTTGCTATTTGGCCACCAAGCGTGCAGGCGTAATTTGAACTCCGGTTCTCGGCTCGAGAGAAGCGTAAACTTGTCGAATCCGTTGGTGTGTGTGTATGAGTGTGCTGCAGTTTCTGATAGCGCCTGTTCGTCGTTGAGGATTTCTTGGATGATCCGTAATGCAGAGTTGATGCTTAGTATTTCCGAAACTCTCCGGTCCGAATAAGTTCTCACTAACGGCACGCTTCCGGTGGCAATATCCGACAGAACACCGTGCACTTTCTTGAGGTAGTCAGTCAT